CAAGCCGCCCACGGTAAAAGAAGGCTGCGACATCTCCCAGCGCAAGCGCTCACCCTTGAATCGGCTGCCTGCCAGGCTGGCGAAAAAGTCGGCGGTTTCGTCTGCCGCTGCCTGCAATGCATCCTCTTTCTGGTTATCGGCCTTGCGCTGCCAGTCGGCCAGTGCCTGCGCTTCAGCGGAGTTCTCGCCAAAGGCGCGGTGCAATAGCTGCTCAAAGCTGACCAGCCCGGCCATGGCCTTCCCTGCCCAGCCTCCGACGTTGTTTAGCTTCAGAGCACGAGCCTTGCGCTCGGCTGCGGTGCCAAGGGTGCCGGTGGCGGCGGTGAGTTTCTCGCGGGCGAATTTTCGGCGCTCGCGCTTAGCAATGGCGGCCACCTGAGCGGCGGCATAGGCCTTGGAAATGACTTCCTCCAAGGCGTTCACGGCGGCTTCCATGCGGGCGGCGTCGGCTCCGTCATGGACGCGCTTGCCGTCGCTGGAACGAGGGAACCAGTCTGCCACCAAACGTACAAGCTCGGCCTCAAGGGCGGCGTGCGCCTCTTCCTCGGCGGTCATGTTTCCGGCTGCAATCTCGGCCTCAAGCCCTGCGGCGTGGCCTTCGGCCTTCTCCGCCGTCCAGGACATCGCAGCTTGCACGGTGCCAACAAGGTCGTGGACGTCTGCGCCCAACTTGCCCTTGGGCTTTTCTCCAGCCTTCTTCTTGGGTTTGGCCCGCTTCAAAAGCCCGGCCATCTTGGCCCGGTAGTGCTTGCGCGCCTCGTCCTCGACCACCTCGTCGAGCTTGTCGAGCCGGCGCAGGATTTCAGCCTCGCGCGCCTTGTCGGTGCCCAGGCCCGCCAGCTTCACGAACCCGCCGACGCGGCCCCGAATTTCAGGCGGGAAGGCTGAGAGAATCACGTCCAGCGTGCGCAGCGCCGCCATCTGCCGGTCCTTAGCGCTTGGCACCTTGGCGCGCTCCTCCTTCGCCCAGGCATCGGCCTCGGCGCGCGCCTGCTCCGCCGCGTTTTTCTCAATGGCACGCACCGCTTCAATGGCCTGGCGCGCGGATTCATTCGCTGTCCTATGAGAGTAAATGATCTTGCGCAAAGCCTCCCACAAAGCATCTGGAGACGCTTCGTTGAGCAAGCCTTGATCGTAAAGCGCTTGTGCCATCACATCCGGCATGATGCCACCAGCGCGTCTATACCATTTCGGTGGCAACCAGGGAACGCCGTCGTAATCACCAGCGTTTCCTTTCCCATCCTTCTTGAGCTTTCCTAAGCGCTCCGCTGTGCTCCGGCTCATCAGTCGGCCTTGAGTGCCCAGCATCGCCGTAACTAGAGGATCATCCTCTAATGCAGTTAGCCCATGATAGTAGGCAGCTAGCACGTCAGGGGAGAGCTTTAACATGCCCTCGTCGATTAGCTCGCGCTGCCGCTGCCGCTGCCGCCATTTCCGTTCCGCCTCAATGTTGGAGGCGGTGCGGATACGCCCGTACATGCTGTCCATGCCCTCGCGCCGGGAGGCGCGGCCCCACTTGTCCACCCGCCATTCCCCATCCTGGCGCAGCTTGTCGAGACGTTCTCGGGCAATAGCAAGATACTTCTCGCGAAACTCAGGCTTGCGCATTTTAGCGGCTAGCACGGTGTCGGCTACTTCTGGAAGAGAGCGAGGGGCGAGGGAGAAACGGATGTCGCCGGTCTCGGCGGAGTAGGTGCCAGTGTTGGCGGTGGCGGATTTGATCTGGGCGGGGGTGGCCGCCACAAAAATTCCGCCTCGTTTGTCTGGCAGAATGCGGCCATCATTTGCGCCTGTTATTTGGGCGAAAACTGGCATGACATTTCCGCCTTCTTGGTCTGCGAATCCTGAAGCGTATTCTGGATCCTTGGCTAGATAGACGCCGGGTCCGAACATTCCTTCGGATGTTTGAAACTCGGTGAAGTCGGCATTAGTCCCGTGATACACCACCAGCGGCTCGCCGTTTTCGTCCACGACTTTGGAGACGGAATCGGGGTTGACGGCATCTCCTTTGGCTAAACCTTCCCAATCCCCAAACCACTCTTTGAACCGCCTTGTCCGCACGGCCACCCATTGCTCGGCATTGAGCTTGGTGGGCTGGCCGTTGGGGGCTTTCATCCAGGTGCCGTCGGCCTGGGCGCGGCGCTTGATCTCGGCTTTTTCGGCTTCGATCTCGGCCAGCACTTCGTGCAGGGAGCGCGGCGCGAGGGAGAAGGCGGTTTCTTGCCCCTGCCCGGCCGCTCCTTCATTCTTGACGCCGAACGCTGAACGCGCGATGTTCTCGGCGGCCCGCTGAATGTCTGGCAGCCGAAGTTCCGCAAGGGATGTAGGCCCAGTAGAACCGTCAGCGGGCCACGCTATTTCCAGGGGAGACGCATCGTAAAACCATTCCCCATTGCCGTCCTCTTGAACGGTGATTTTCACAAGCCGCTCGTTGCCTTCCACATCCACCGGCAGCGCCATTTTGTGATAGGCGCGCAGGTTTTTGTCGGAGTCTTTGCGCTTGTCCGGCGCTTCACTCGCGACGTACTCGGCACGCTCGACCAGAGCTGACAGTTTCGGCAGCAAGCTCCATTTGAACGGGTCGCCACTGTAAGCCGCGAAGTGCTTCAATCCACCAACGCTGAACCGGATCGTTTTCCCCGTGCTGCGATTGATAGCGGAGGAGATTCGCAGGGCAAAGGCGCGCGCCATCTGTCGCTTTTCGGCATTGCTCGCAGGCTGCTGGAGAAGCGGAACCTTTTCCGGCTCCAACTGGAGTGCCTTCACAAGGTTGCCCACGACTTGCTGCGCGTCTTTCGGCCCCATCGGCGCCAAGCTGAACGGCGCGTTGTCCGGATCAATCTCCGCCGCCATGTCCGCCGCCTCGCGGGCGGCCTGCGCCTCGAAGCGTTGCTGCGGCTCGGTGCCAAGCAGGTCGTCAAGCAGAGCGTCGAAGTCATCGCCCAGCTTACCCTCGGCGCGCGCCTTGCGCATCGCCCGGCCCGCGCGCAACACCTGGCCCCAGAACTCCCGCCAGGCTTTGAGGAAGGTCGTCAGCTTTCCAGCCTGCTTAGCCTCGGCGCGTCCAGCCAAGGCGAACGATGCCACCCCGCGCGAGATCAGCCCCGGCGAGAAAAGCCGCGTGCCGTCTTTGCGGCGGCCTAACACGTCGGCCTGAACCACGGCGGCGATTGCCTCGGTGAGAACCTGCGGCGTGATCTGCGCGTCGTCTTTGGACGGCAGGAAATCCCATCCGCTGGCCTGCTCCGCCATGCGCACCCAACCGATGCCTTGCTCATGCGAATAATGCCCTTCCTCAAGCCCTGCCTGCCAGCGTCCATGAACGCCCTCCTCAATGACCGTCAGCACATTGCCGCCGCCGTAGATGCGGGAAACCGCCGTGCGCACGTTCTCAATTTGCTCCATGCGGTTGAAGCCCAGCACGCGGCCTGCTTCAGCTTTCGCCTGCTCGCGAGTCAGGCCGTGGAGCTGCGCGTAGGTTTCCACACCTGCGGCCACCTGCTCAGGCGTTAAAACACCACGGTCTGCCAGCGTTTCCGTAGTGGCGTTCTCGCGTGAAATCTCAAAAGCTTCCGGCCTTCCGCGAGATGTTGCCATAAACTCGTCGGCAAGCTGCGCGGTCGCCTCAGCGGCCTGGCGTTCCATGTCGTTGAGCGATTCATAGGCCATGGAAACGGCTTCCGCGCGCGTGCTGACTCGAACCCTAGCCCCGTCCTTCTCCACCGTCCAACCTTCGGCATCGCGCCGGAGCTTTGGAATAAGCCCTGCCTGCTCGGCCTGCTGAATGATGCGGAAGGCGTCGGCGGCCTCTTTGCGTTCCTCAGCGTTGATTGCCTGGATGCGTTCAACGATCTGCTCGGTAGGCGTTGCCTGCCATCCCTCGCGGATCATCTCGGCACGCCTCGCCGCGTCCGGCTCCTCCATGATCGCCCGCGCCTTTTCCTCGCTCATCACTGCCCGCAGATATCGCGGGTTTTTCATCACGGCGTCGATGACGGCCAGGTCGCGCCCGGTCGAAACGGCCGCGCCGATCATGCCCAGCGGCAGCACCGAAAGCGCCAGCGGGATGGCGTTCTCCTTGTCGAAGAACTGGCCGACCACATCGCGCAGCTTCTGCCCCTCGGGCCGATCCGGCACGGCGTCAGTCAAAGCAGCGCCCAGCTCTTGAACCGCTGGCGTCGTCACCTGCTGCGCGAACTCTTCGCCAAACTCGACGCCTGCGCGCATACCCGACCGCATGAGGAACTGCCCAGCCCAGGAACTGCCTGGCTTGGCGCCCCACTTTGCCAGCCACCGCGCAACGGCCGGCACTCCCGCCAGAGCCTCGGATGCACGCTCAATCTGGCCTTGCACAATGCCCGAAGCCAGCGCCAGCGCGAGCGCGCCCGCCCCGGTGAATCCAGCTTGCCGCATGTCCTTGTACGCCTCATCGGTGAACATGCCAGCAAGGGCAATTTGCCCCCCCGGAAGCATCGCCCCGATCATTGTCGGAGCCGATCCTGCGGCCAGGTACAGAGACTCCTCTGCGAACTTCGCCCAGCCCTCGCGCTTGGATTTGAGCGGGTCAATCACACCGCGGGCAAGATCGCGCAAATCAATGTCCACATCACGGCAGGCGCCGATCCTCGCGGCTAGCGCGTCGGGATTCTCTGCATTGGTAAAACCGGCGCGCACGGCGGCCTCGCTCGCGTCCTGGCTCATGTCCACCAAGGCACGCGGAAGGCCCGCCACCAGGTCGGCAGCACCGCGCCCGAAGCTCTCGGCGACGCCCTGACCGGTGCCCTTGTCCGGCTGCTGCTGCTTTTCATTGAAGGCCTTGGCCGCGGCCAGCACAAGCTCGTACTTCTCCGCATCGCGAGCCCTGCGTTCCAGCTCCTCGCCAAAGTCCGCCCCAAGCTCCTCATAATGGTCACTGATGGTTTTGAGGCCCATCTCCACATCGGCTCGGTTCTGCTGTGCCTCGCGGCCAGCATCCACCGTGATGCGGCGCGGGGTGACACAGCTGATCTTCCACCAGCCTGGAACGGCAGGCAGTTCGCCTCGGTCGATGGCATCCCCGATCACATAGAACCAGACTGGCTTGATGAGCCGCTGTATGAGGATCATCTGCCGATAGGAAAAGCGTCGGTCGGCCTTGGTCACAGCCAGGCGAACCCCAGCTCCGCCAACTTTGGAGGAGTCCGCAGCGAACTCGTAGGGCAGCACACCGAGGGCTGAATCGCGGCGCAGGTGTTCCAGAAAGCCGGTGAAGGTGGGGCTCGGGCGCTTGGGCTCGAAGGAATCGAGAGACTCATTTGGCTTGAGCGCGACGAGCTTGCCGCCGGTGATCTGCTGCAAGCTGGCCGGGCTGCTGCCCTCGTTTCCGGGTGCAGGCTCACCTTCGATGGCGAAATCGGAATCATCCTTCAGCTCGCCTGCCTCGGTCTTCAGAATACGCGTCACGTCGCAGTTGTCCTTAACGGCGTGCTTCTCCAGGGCGAGCAGCTCCATTTCGTCGATGACGTGATTGATGGAGTGTTGGAGCGTCGGTGCGTTGCGGACGCTGGACGCGTTTTCTGGTTCAAAGACATGGAGGACACTGGATGCCGGCAGTTCACGGCTGCCTTTGTCCTCGATGACGCGATAAGAAATGGGAGCGCCCCAGGCGTCCAAGGTGATGCCGTGGCAGCTTTGAGTTGAGGTGTTGCTGTCTCCAATGCGGTGAGATTCGATGAGTTGCAGCGCAGCCAGGCCGATGCGGCTTCGGGTGAGGTGGATGAAGTATTCGCCGTCCACATCCATGCCCCGGCAAACCAGAGCCTGAACCTCCTCGAAGCTGAACCGTCCGGTCACCTCACAGCGGGTGGACCAGCCCCGAAAATAGGCCTCCGCCTTGCGATTCCAGTCCGGGTCTTCGGACTGCGCCTGGGGCCGAATACCGTCACCCGTCGAGTAGATCGCCATGTTGCCCACCAGCTCGCGGACAAAGCCTGAATTTTTGGCGAGGTAGCGGGATCGCTTTACCAGCTCGCGCCGCACATGCGGAGTGAGATCCTGCTTGGCATCGCGAGGCGCTGCGCCCGGGACCTGGCCGCGTCGGGGTGAATGGTTGGCGGATTCGTAGATGCTGGTGGCCTTGGGCTTGAGCCAGCCGTTCACCCATTGGAGCAGCGGATTCATGGAGCGATGCGGCGGATGGTGGTTTGGCTGATCCGCGTGCGGCGGCCGTAGGTGCCCGGGGCCAGGACTCGAAGGGCGTGCGCGCACTCCTCCAGCGTCTCTTTGACGGTCATGGGGAACTGCTTGGAAGCGTTGGACCCGCTGTCGCCCCAGCTCATGAGGGTTTTGCCCTCCATGAGCATCTGCTTGGCCTTCGCCTGGATGCTGAGAACTTCTGCGACGGTAAAGCCGACAATGA